GTTCTGCTCTTAATTCATTTGTGTCAGGCATTGATACCATTGCATTCATTAAGAAGTGGGGCAACTCAAAGTGACCAAACACGTACGGCATTGATTTAGCCTCTTTGAGTTCCTTCCATTCTTCACCGACCAACCACGGGATAAACGCACAATCCTCTGTGTAGTACGGTTCGTGAATAATTTCTACGTTGGGAATATTCTTTGCCCATTCAACTGAATTCACAACACGTGAATCTTTGAAATACAAGTCGTGATTGCCTAGTAGGAAATATGTTTTTTCAAATGCTTTAGCAAGTTTTTCTAAGCCTTTAAGTGAATACCCTAGAGTGTCAATATTAATGTTGGCTCTGTGATGATGCCAGTCACCCATGAATATAAATGTTTCACAACCTTTGGCTTGGGCATCTTCAATGAACCAATCTATAAATCTATCACAGTCTTGGTTGAACTGCCTTGAGTTGCCTTTGTTGCCGAAATGTATGTCAGTGAAAACGGCCGCACGTTTAAATGTCTGCATATAAAAAATATTTTACTATCTTTATTAAAGTGTGTCTAGTTTCTTTTTTCGTTCTACTTCTTTTTGATCTTCAATCTTAACCAATTCTTTTTGTCTCAGCTCATGTTCAATTTGTCTAGTATGTGAAGGCATCATACCATTCTCTTGCAATAGATCATCACGAAGAGACTGATTCTTTTTTTCAACATTTAATATTCTAGTGAACGAGTTTGTTATTGCGGCTGTGTAATAAGCAAAAGGATTTTCTGATTTAGATTCATCAAATTGTAAACCTATTTGTGACAGTTGCATCAGTGCCTGCCCTTGCATCTCATCGTTATAGGTATAACCACGCCAGTTACCTCTTGTGCCGTATCTTTGTACCAGCAACACAAACATCTTAGCAAGTTTTGGTGTCATAGCTCCGTGATCCACAGAAAAATGTCCGTTTTCCATGCCACCTTTCCAATGCGATTTCCCAACACATTTGAGTTTTTCTTTATCGTCAAATCTATAGTGTTGAAAAGGTGGAAAGTTACATTTCACCTTTGATTCTGCTATTGTTTTTGGTTTTGATTTTCGGTTCGAATTTGGTACATGATCAAAGGTCATCACGCGAAAAACCAAGTGTTGTTTCAACATAGTTTTCGGATTTATCTTCTCGCCTGTTGCTTTTTCTAACTTTTTTATTTTGTTACGTCTTGCTTCAGCGATAGATCTAATATTGATCTTTTTTACATCAGGAACAATTATATCGAAATCGGTATCTTCGTCTGAGATGTATGAACTGTACTTTTTTTTGCTTTTATGTATTTCCAACAACAAGTCTTTGTTGTTTAAGTATTTTGATTTAGCCATATCATAATTATAAACTACTAGTTTAATTTATGCAATAAATATTTTATATGAGTTTCTTCACGAAATCTTTACAGAACATAGGTAAGGTAGCAAGACAAATGGGCACTGGCGGCTTTAATGCTGTACAGGCAAGATTATCACAGGCAGGATTATTTCCTGGCGGAGTAGCTGGTCAATCTAGACGAGCATTGGGTACTAACGCAGGTTCACCATCATCAACAGGTGATTGGGCAGTAAAACTAACTTTACCCACTGCAACATATTCACAATTAATGGCTGATTCTCCTGTCATGACAGATACCATGATGGCAGACAATGGCATGCGTTTTCCTACCACTCCATTTATCAATTTACAGCACACAGCGGCATATGACAGTAGAGCAGTGTTGCACAACAATTATCCATATTATGCATATCAAAATTCACAAGTGCAACAGATTACAATATCAGGAGATTTTCCTGTACAGGATCAAGCAAGTGGCAGAAGATGGATATCAACTGTGCATTTCCTACGCACTATCACAAAAATGTATTATGGTGGAGAGCTTAACAAAGGTAATCCTCCTCCCATTGCAAGATTAAATGGATATGGCGATCATGTGTTCAGCAATGTACCTTGTGTAGTAATGGACTTTACAGTTGAATTTAGGCAAAATGTTGATTACATTTCTATATACAATGATCCTGAAGATCTTACTGGCATATCACCGGGCGAACGAATGGCAAGATTTGGACCTAGTCAGTTCACTGAATCTCAACCAGCACAAGCGAGACAGTCTGGCATAGTAAACAAAGTGCCTACAGACTCTTTGATCACAGTAACAGTGATGCCAGTATACTCACGTAATAAAATATCTAACCAATTTGATCTTAAATCTTTTGCAAACGGATCATTGGCCAAGGATGGATTTATATAATGGCAAATTACGAATCTACATCACCTTATTATGCTACTGCTGAGTTTACAGAAACTTTAGGTATACTTAACAAACGACAATTTGAATTTCAACCAGATGACGTGGTTTATGAAATTGACTCTTTCTATGAACATAGGCCAGACTTATTGAGTTTTGATTTGTATGGTACTCCTAAACTATGGTGGGTATTTCAACATCGAAACATGGATGTAATTACAGATCCAATTTGGTCTTTTGAAGCAGGAACATTAATAAGGATTCCTAAAAAATCAATCTTACAGGAATTCTTGAACGTATAATGAAGCCTCCTCTTAGCAAAAAATACAAATTCAATGAAACTTATGTAGGGCGTGGCAATGCTAACAAATGGCAAAGATCCAGCAAACTAAATGATACTAAACTTCCGCAAGATGACTTTTCCTTTAAAAAATTAAACGACGCACTTTCAGGTTTTCTATCTGGTGGAGGAATTGAAGGTGCTATATCTGGCGGAATTGCAGGAATTGAAGGTGCTATATCTGGCGGAATTGCAGGAATCCAAAATGCTATATCTGGTGGAATAAATGCAATAGTTGGAGACACGTTAAAAAAAATTGACCCCAAAGTTCAATCTATTGCTAATAATATAGGAGTTGGAGACTTCACAGCCGCAGATGATGTAAGGCAAAATTATGGAAGTGGGTTAGGTGCAGGCGTCACTGATGGAATCAGCAAAGGCTTGAACATTCATGGACCAAGTTTTGATGATGCCGCTTTAGGCAAATCAAAAAGATTAAAAAATTTAGTAAACGGGTCCTCGGCTAATATTTTCTTTAACAATCCAACAGGAGTCAATCCTTTACACGATTACGAGACTTACAACTATGAAATATCTTTTTCTTGTATTAGTGCAGGCGTTTATGAATCAAACAATTTTGAAAGCAATCGTGGAACACTGATTGCACAATCAGGAGGTAAAGGTAAGCAAGGCAGGGGTGTGCTTGGTGTTGATTATTATATAGAAAGATTAAGTTTTAGAACAGTGGTAACAAACTCCTCACAGTCTCCAGACACTAATGCTTTTTCCATCATAATGAATATAAGTGAACCATATGGGGTTGATTTAATTTCGGCATTTGTTGAGGCAAGCAAGAGAGAAGGGTATGGCAATCATATGAATGCTGTGTACCTATTAGGAATCAGATTCCAAGGTCATGATGATGCAGGCAATCCACAGAACATTCCTTTTGGTGGTCGTAAATTTATACCTTGCAAAATATACAATGTTGATTTAGATGTTGATGCAGGTGGCGGCAACTATGTGATCGAGGCAGCTCCGTACAACTACACAGCAAAAAATAGTGCATATGATGAGATACCATTTAATGTTACCTGTAACGGAACAACTGTAAAAGAAGTAATAGAAAGTTTTTTTAATAATCATAATAGACAGTTACAAGATATTGCAAAAAAAACTTCATTAGGTACCCCTAATACATTTGAATTGGATATCAGCAACTCTGAGGCAGATATATTAAGTTCGTCGTTAAACTTAAATGAGATCGACAAAGTAAGTCAGAAACAAGCTATTAACTTTTCCATTACTGGCAATGGTGGCCCAAAGGCAGTAAGCAGAAAAATCAATGTTGAAAAAGGTGAATCAGTAATAGCATTTTTGAGATCTGTAATCGATAATTCAGCAAAATTCTTAGAAAGAGTGAATGAAGCAGGCGAAGTAGTAGGCGAGTCAATACCTACACCAAACATAATGACAACCACAACTATATCTGCCACAAATAATGGAAAAGGTGATCAAGCATATAAATTTTCTTATGCACTGAGATCACAGAACAGAGATGTTAGTCACATAGATGGTGCCGATGCACCAAGTCAGGCAGCTCCGGTAAGAATATATGATTTTCTCTACACAGGCCAAAATAAAGATATCTTAGATTTCAGTTTAAAATATAAATTTGCTTATTTTCAACCAGGTCTGTCTTACAACAAGGATGGTGACAAAACAAAGGAAAATGATCCAAATATTTCTAGTGTAGGAAGAGATGGAGGAAATCCAGGAGGAAATCCTAACGGTGACAATGCTGTACCAAGCACTGTTACACCATCAAAAAGTGCAAGAGGAATGTCAATGGGAAATTCAAGCAGTGACATTGTGCCAGATGCATCATCTGACAACAAAGAATCCATTGACAAACTTAAGCAAATTTTAGAAGATCCAGCTGCCGATATGATAGTTTGTGACTTGCAAATTTTAGGTGATCCATATTGGATAGAGCAAAAAACTGTGCGTACAGGAACAAAAACAACAAGTCAGGCTGGTGCCTACATTGAGCCGGATGGTTCTATATCTGTTGACGGTTATGAACCTATCATACAAATAAATGCAAAATTACCCACTGATATCAATGATGCAAACGGTTTGTATAACTTAACAGACACAGCATTCTTCCAAGGCACATTTTTAGTTTGGATGTGTGAGTCTAACTTTGAAGGTGGAGTATTCACACAAACTTTATCTCTAGTAAGACAGAAAGGTCAAGCTAGGGACAGAACAAAAGGCGGCATTCAACCGCAAGTTTTTTCTGGTAATGCTTTTTCAAATGCATTAGGTTCAGCTTTCAAGGATTTTGCTACTGGAAAATTCAATGCTGTATCTAAAGGATCAACATCTAATGTTAGTAATCAAGGTAAATCTGCTTTTTCAAGACCTCCAAGGGATATTAAAAAATTCGTAAATAATAATGGAAAAGCAATCAAGACATCCAGTGGTTACTTAACATATGGTAATCCACGTCCGAGACAAAGATAATGCCAGAATTAAGAAGACAGTCAACTGTGTTACCTATGCCAGGTCCATACATTGGATTTGTAAAAGGCACAGCTGATGTAAACAGAATGGGAAGATTGGATGTTTTTATTCCTGAGTTGCAGGATCAATGGGATAACTCAGATGATACTCCATTATCAGAAAGAACAATCACAGTTGAATACTGTTCACCGTTTGCTGGACAAACACCTTATGTAGACACAGGAGGCGGCGGTGCATTTGGCCAGACACAAAAATCGTACGGATTTTGGATGGTACCACCAGATGTGGAAACAAAGGTACTTGTTATGTTTGCAGGTGGCAACATTAATCAAGGTTATTGGATAGGGTGTATTCCTGAAATAGGAGTGAACCATATGACGCCTGGAATTGCCTCAGCTAAAACTGCTGGAGTAAGTGAAAGCCAGCAAGAGAAAGCCAGCACACTCAAAGGCAAAGGCGGTAGAAGATCTTCGAAAGCGGCAGAACCATCAACTGAAGGAAAATATAGTACTCTTCCTGGTGTAGAATTTATTCCTGTTGCTGAACCTAATAGACGTTCAGACACTATTAAAACCAGCAGTAGTTATGATAAAGATGGATCAGTATCATCAAGACCCTCACATGACTATCATGCAGATGAATTAGTAAAACAAGGGTTGCTTCCAGATCCTATCAGAGGGACCACAACATCATCGGCAAGACGAGAAACACCATCGCAAGTGTTTGGCATCAGCACACCAGGTCCTATAGATCCAAAAGGCAACAAGGTGCCTTTGCGTGAATCAGGAAACAGACATGCTATCACAGAAGATGGAGCTACCTTAGTACATTCAAGATTAGGTGGACACACTTTTGTAATGGACGATGGAACTCCACCTAAACATGACGGATCAAAATTTACTACAGATATTGAAAATGAATTAATAAGAATTAGAACACGTTCAGGTGCACAAATACTGTTACACAATTCAGAAGACATTGTGTACATTATTAATAATTCAGGCGATGCTTGGATCGAACTAACTGCTAACGGCAAAATTGATGCATATGCAAATGATTCAATCAGTTTTCACACAAACACTGATTTTAATTTTAGAGCAGAACGTGATGTTAACATAGAAGCAGGAAGAAATATAAATCTTAAAGCGGCAGGCACAAACAAAAAAGAAGGTGAAGACGATTATTTGATCAACTCCGGTGAAGAAGTAGTCACAGGAAGAATTCATATGGATGCTAAAGAAGACATTGAAATGATTGCAGAACTAGATATCAAAGCCAAAGCAGGGGTTGATATTGAAATGTTTGCTACAAAAGATGTTGCACTTAAATCTGAAGAGAACATGATATTTGAAACACAAGAAAATATGCAATTACAATCAAGGAAGAATTTTACATTGTATGTTCAAAATTTTGCAGAGGTTGAAATTGGTAGTCCAGCTGTGGCACCAGACAGTACTGGTGTAGGGACACTACAACTGAGAGTAAAAAATGATCTAAAAACTTTTATAGGTGACGATCATAAAACATATGTTGGTGGTGATCACCTCTTAGAAGTTGTAGGAGATGATAAAATATTTGCCGCAAATCATTGGGCCAATGTAACTGGTGAAATACATTTTAATACATCAGGAAAAGTTGCCGCAGGAGTCGTTGGTGAAACTATAGTAACAGAAAATGTTGTTGGCGACAAAGGTGAACGTGTGCCTCCTGATGTTGTGGTACCACTTACTACATTTTTGAATGTGGGTGTAGATCCATTGTATCCTGAAGAGGAAAGATTATCTATCATGAAACGTGTGCCTACAGCTGAACCATATGCAGAGCATGAAAATATCAAATTGTTTAGATCAGATCAAACACGTACAGACAGAGAAATTGAACTTGAACAAAGATTTGAAGAAGAATCTACAACAGAGTCAGTTCCTAATCCAGGAGGAAGATAATGTCAGGAGTATGCAGAGATAATGATGCGGCAGGAGGAGATTTAGTTCCTTCACAGACCACAGTAATAGCTAATGGCGAAGAAATAATTGTAAATGGTGATACCGTAGCAGTTCACGGTATTGCTCCCCACTTAGAACAAACCATAATAGCAGGATCAAATGCAGTGTTTGTTGGTGGCAAGGCAGTGTGTAATGCTGGCGACGTTGCGTCAGTTTGTGGTGAGGCTGCCACAGGCTCCAGTGATGTATTTGTAGGATAAATATTTGTATGGACAAAGATATATGTAAAAAATGTGATTGCCCAAGTCATTGCAGTGGTGGCAAATGTCAGCGTTGTTATGAAGCAGGAGATGAATGCCTAACTTGTGATTGCGTAAATTGTGATGGTTCTAAAACTATAAACAAGTAAAATGGCAGTCAAAAATTTCAACGAAATAGATGGTACTCAACAGGGTGTTAACAACACCAGGATATTTCGTGGACATTCTACAGTAGGCAGAACGTTTGCTGACACAAAAATTTACGATATTGAACTAGTAAAGCAAGATTTACTCAATCATTTCAACATTATCAAGGGAGAAAAACTTGAAAATCCTGATTTTGGCACCAATATTTGGTTATATTTGTTTGATCCGCTGGATGATGAGTTAAAACAATCAGTACTTGATGACATAGATTCAATTATTGCTTATGATCCTAGGATTGAGTTAGACAAAGTGGAAGTTAATCAATATGAGCATGGATTATCTATAAGGGTATCGGTGCTGTATACCGGCTACGGATTAGGCGAAACAATGGATCTTTTGTTTGATCAAACCGAAGGATTACTCACTAACGGATCTCAAGTATATTCTGCCGCCTAAACATTATCATAGCACATTTTAAAAACTATAAATATTATTATGCCATCAACCGATAGACAAAACGCCTTGCTGGTTAACACTGCTTGGCAAAAGATTTATAGAACGTTTTCACAAGCAGACTTCAAATCGTACGATTTTGACACTGTAAGAAGAACGCTGATAGATTATCTTAGATTAAACTATTCAGAATCTTTCAATGACTACATTGAGTCTTCGGAATATGTTGCATTAATTGATTTAATATCATATGTTGCTCAATCAATATCCTATAGAGTAGATTTGAATGCAAGAGAAAACTTTATTGATCTTGCAGAAAGAAAAGAATCTGTATTAAGATTAGCAAGACTTATTTCCTATCAACCAAAGAGAAATATTGCCGCATCTGGTCAATTGAAAATTGTTTCTATAACAACTACAGAAACAGTGTTTGACGCAAACAATAACAATTTAGCAAATACTCCTATTCTTTGGAATGATGTCACAAATAACAATTGGCAAGAACAATTTAACGCAGTGCTTAACTCTGCGTTGCCTAGAGCACAATCAGTAGGCAGACCTACTGCTTCTAGCACAGTTGGAGGAACAACCACTGAAACTTATAGATTTAATTCCACAAACCTAGGATTACCTATTTTTAATTTTTCAAGGAATATAAATGGCATAAACACAACATTTGAAATTGTACCAAGTGAATTGAAAGATGGGTTTGTAGTAGAAGAAGCACCAGTGCCAGGAAACGCACTTAGTTTCCTTTACAAAAATGATACAAAAGGATTTGCCTCAAGTAACACAGGATATTTTTTACAATTTAAACAAGGCTCTTTGGTGAATGAACAATTTACTATTACATCGCAACTGCCTAACACAAAATATTCTATTACTGATGCTAACATTAATAATGACGATGTATTTTTGTTCAAAATGGATCAAAATAATATTTTAGAAGAGTATTGGGCAAAGGTGCCTGCAATTACTGGCAACAATGTAATATACAATTCATTAGCAAAAAATATTATAAATCAATATGCAGTAGTGACTAAAGAAAATGATGCAATTGATCTTGTGTTTAGTGACGGTACATATGGGGCAATGCCAGTTGGAAACTTTGTAGCATATTATAGACAATCAAACGGATTATCATACAGAATACAAACCACAGATATGCAAAATGTAAACATTGATTTACAGTATGTGTCTAGAGACAATCAGGTTAACACAATGACTATCACAATGTCATTACAAAATGCAGTTACTAATGCGGCAGCTTCTCAGTCAATAGCTGATATAAGAACACTTGCTCCACAATCTTACTACACAAATAACAGAATGATATCTCCTGAAGACTATCAAATTGTTCCTTTGATTGAAAATCCTTCATTAGTGAAAGCTAGATCACAAGTAAGAGCAATAAGTGGAACGTCGCGATTTTTAGATGTGACAGATCCAAGTGGTGTTTATTCTGAAACAGACATTGTTGCAGATGACGGCATGCTGTATAGAAATATTACTACAGAAACTTTTGACTTTAGTTTTACAACAAGAGATGATGCTAGAAAAGTTGTAGTCAGTTCAGTATCGGATATTTTTGAGTCGGAATCATTAAAACAATATTACTATGACAATTTTCCTAGACCACAAATTGCAGGACAAAAATTGTGGAATAAAACCACGCAAAGCACAAGTCAAGTATCTGGGTATTTCAAAGATGTTGCTGACGACTCAAGCGTTTTTGCAGTTGGTACTTCGGCTTTAAACAATTTACAATACATAAAAACAGGAGCACTTGCTAGATTTATTCCAACATCAGGAAATCACTTCATGCCGGAGCTAGGAACACAAATGGCAGGCACTGGAGGGCATCCGGGCAGTGCAGATATTATGTGGACAAAAGTAATAAGTGTAGAAGGAGATGGATCCAATGGCGGTCTAGGAGATCTTGCAGACGGTTCTGGTCCAATTTTGTTATCCGATTTTATTCCTACTGATGCACAAATTACAGAAATAATTCCAACATTTGTAGATTCAATTTCATCAACTTTAGAAAGTTCGATTGTTGATAAAATTATTGCGTATAAAAACTTTGGACTAGGATACAACAAAGAAAAAAGTGAATGGTACATAATTGAAGAAGATGACATAAAAACAACAGATAGGTTTGATTTAACTTATGCCCAAAATACGCAAAGTTTAAATTTAGATGCATCTTGGCTCATTAGATTTTCGACAAACGGTGTGACATACACAGTAACAAATAGAGCTACTCAATACATTTTTCAAAGTTTTAGTAGAAATAAATTTTATTTAGATGAATCAGAAAAAGCAACAGATCCTGAAACAGGATTTACTATAAAGGATTCAGTCACAGTTTTAAAATCAAACACACAACCTGATTTTGTAAGCAACTTGACATACGATTACAAATGGCGTATAGTAAAAAATATAATTGCAAGTGATGGCTATAATGATACAAGAAAAATGCAAATTGGATTATTTGATTCAGATGATGATGGTGTGTATGACAATCCCGACTTATTCAAATTAATTGTTGCTCCAACAACCAGTGAAGAAAACAAATATGTGTTTTTCCAAACAGTAACAAAAAATGGATTTGAACAAGACGATCCTGTATCTAATGTAAACTTTGTAACAGTGTCAGCTGAAACAGATATTACTAACCCAGGAATATATGCAGATGGACAGAAATTTTATTTGTACAGCACTAACGAATTTAAAACTTACAATGCAGTGCCTGATACTTTAGACGCACTGGAAGGATATAAAGCTTATCCAGGAAGGCAAGATTTAATTTACAAATATAATCATGGAGCCCCTAGAACAAGACGATTAGATCCTTCAGTTAGTAATATCATTGAATGCTATGTAATGACTAAAAATTATGATACTGACTTTAGAAGTTGGCTCAATAATAATCAACTCACTACAAAACCAACAGCGCCTACTATATCTACATTAAATGATACATATGGCCCAACATTAAATCAACTTAAGAGTATAAGTGACACATTTATATTTGTTCCAGGAGAATATGTATTGTTGTTTGGTCAAGGAGCTGAATCAGATTTACAAGCAACATTTAAGGTAGTAAAAAATCCTAGCACCGCAGTATCAGACAATGCAATCAAATCACAAATGATTAATGCCATTAATAATTTCTTTTCGATACAATTATGGGATTTTGGTGATACATTTTATTTTACTGAATTAGCCGCATATTTGCACAATGTCTTAGCACCAGATGTATTAAGTGTTGTGATTGTGCCTTCTAGTTCATCTGTATCTTTTGGTTCATTATTTGAAGTTACTGTAAAAGACAGCCAAATTCCTATTTCATCTGCAAATGTAGATAATGTTGAAGTGATAACTTCGAATACAGCAGATCAATTAAAGGCAACTGGTACAGTTGTATCGTCTACCGGCACAAATACTTCAACTGTCACAAATGGAACAACATCTACTTCGTCATCAACATCGACAAGTTCTGTAACATCTACAGTGACTTCAGGATCATCAGGCTCAGGATATTATTAAAATGGGTAAGAGTACACGCAAAACGCAGACTCTATTGCCAAGTGTCTTTCAAACGCCAAAGAATAATGATTTTCTAGAGGCAACATTAGACCAATTAATTGAACCAGCTAAAACACAAAAATTATCACAATTTATTGGCAGGACTACGATCCCAAGTTATAAATCTGTTGATGGATATGTACCGGAAGCTACTGCTGATAGAAAAAATTACCAATTAGAAACGGCAACGGTATATAAGTCAGATGGAGACACTATCGATTTTGCCGCACCTTATATTGATGTAATAAACGAAATAAGTGCAAGTGGTGGCAACAATAGCAAACATGATAGAATGTTGTCTAACAACACTTTTTCATATACACCGCCAATTGATGCAGACAAGTTTACAAATTATCGCGAATATTATTGGATGGGCATAGGTCTATCTCCTGTAAGATTATATGCAGGTACCCCAGGTGCTAACATATCTTTCAATGTTGTAAACAATGCCGCCGGAGGTTATAAATTTAGTCACCGAGGAGCCAGCAATCCTGATATTATTGTTTACAGAGGCAACACATATAATTTTGATATAAGTGCCTATGGACATCCTTTTTGGATTAAATCTCAATATGGCACCGGCACTGACAACGCGATTGGGTCAAATTTAGTAACAAATAATGGCCAGCAGAATGGAAGAGTAACATTAAAAGTTCCTGCAAGTGATTCCAGCACGAGTTATCCAGAAGTATTGTACTATCAATGTCAATATCATACAGCAATGCGTGGCAGAATAATTGTAAGAGATTTGAATGACGAACTGTTTGATATAAATGAAAATTTAATAGGTGTGACAGAATTTACTGATTTCACAGGATTAAAATTATCTAACGGACTGACAGTATCAACGTCATCGGATGTTTCAGAAACTTATCAAAATAAAACTTTTTATATAGAGGGTGTTGGTAGCACTATTGATCTTGTACCTGAAACTGAAATGCGTACATATGGAGACTGGGCACAAGACTTAGGAGCCATATGGGATGAAAATGGAGTTGAAGGTTGGGATACTACAGGTTTTGATAATTCGACAGGACAACTTGTAAGCACTGATTACTTCACAATATCTAGACAATCTCCAGACAGAAATGCTTGGTCAAGATCTAATAGATGGTTTCATAAAGATGTAATACTTGAATCGAATAAAAGAAACAACTATGCTCAAGTGTTGCCTGAAACAGCAAGAGCAAAAAGGCCTATTATTGAATTCCAGTCAGGCTTAAATTTATTTAATTACGGATCATTGCATAGAGTGGTTGATGTTGTAGACACATTAACAACAGATGCATTGTCTTTAGTTTCGGGAACAATTGGATTTACTGCTGATGGTACATTATTGCGAGAAGGCGACAGAGTAGTGTTTACAAAAGATGAAAATGAAAATAATAAAATCTTTACAGTAAGATACCTATCTCTAGATTCATCGACTGCAACTGCAAATATTGATAATCCTTCACAAATACATCTTCAACTAGAAGACGACTCAACAGTTATTGCTGACGACACTTCTATTATAGCTAAACGTGGTGATAGGAATAAAGGACAAGCATATCATTATAGTAGAAGCAATGTAACATGGACAAAGTCACAGCAAAAAACAGGGGTAAATCAAGCACCGTTATTTGATGTGTACAATACATCTGGGATATCTTTAGGTGATTTAACTGCATATACATCAACTAATTTTACTGGTACGACAGTGTTTGAAATAAACACTGATGAACAAGGAACACCTGATACGATATATGGACAAAATGTTTTGTATTCTAGGTTAGGATTATTATCAGACATTCAAGTTAAAGATACATTTGACAGTGATACTTTTGCCTATGTGACTGGATCAGCAACACAAGTAGATAATGTTAAACAATATTATCTTAGAAAAACAGATAAACTTGGGAATCAAACTTACCATACAAATTATACCAAATCAAGCACTGCTGTAAAACAACGTGTAATAGAACAATATGTGGCAGACAAAAATCAAACTGATTTTGAAATATCATCTTATGACAAACCTTCTACACTTTCGGATCTAGATGTAACTATTTTTGTTAATGGTTCAAGAGTCAATAAATTTATACAGGTAGATGGTACTGACAATAAATTGTTTGTGCGGTTAACCAACGCATCAAAAAATAATGATATTGTTACAGTAAAAACACACAGCACTTTAGGAAAAAGAACGTCTAATGGATATTATGAAGTATCTGTTTCAGCTGAAAAAAATCCTCTCAATGAAAGTATTTCATTATTCACAGTTGGCGATATAAATGATCATTACATATCAGCACTTAACAATCTAAACACAGTGACAGGTCCACACATTGGTAACAACAACACCAGAGACTTGCCGCCTGTGTTTGAAAGTGGAACTAATATTTTACAGCATGAAGGCAGTATGCCTCTTGCATCAATTTTTAGTAGAGATGAAACTGTAAATTTAATAGATGCATGGCGACAATCAGGCACACATTATGAACAATTTAAAGCAAATATTCTTAAGACTGCAGAAAAAGTTGTACTTGGGGATACAGCAAAAGATAATCTTGATATAATTTTAGAAGAAATAAATCTTAATAAAAACGAAACATTTGCATATCACGATTCAGATATGATGGCTTTTGGCGAAGACAAAACAGTCTTAACATACACAGTTACTGATGCAAGTGTAATTTTTTATCCAATGACTAATGCTTTTGATCTTAGTACATTGAGTGATACCGCAGTTTATTTGTATGTGAATAACATACAATTGACACATGGCACAGATTATGAATTTGTAGGAGTGAGTGATAGTGCAAACTTTAATGGTGTAGAAATTAAAAGCAGTTTGTCTGTTAACGATGTAATCAAAATTGAAGAGCATACATTAACTACTGCAAGTTTTATACCTCCTACTCCTGCGAAACTTGGCCTTGCTCCTGCTTATGAGCCAACGTTGGCATTTGATAATACATATCAGGCTGAGGATAGCACAGATACCGGATTAAAAGTTTTACGTGGTCATGATGGAAGTAAAATGATAGCATATGATGATTTACGAGATGACCTAATGCTTGAATTTGAAAAGCGAATTTACAACAATATTAAAATAGAACATACGCCAGAATCAGTTGACCTTTCCTTCGGCAGATTTAAAACAAATGATTATACAAGGACTGAGTTAATAAATTTATATTCTAGGGATTTTTATTATTGGACCGGAGTAAATGGTATAGATTATACAACAAATGATATCTACACAGGCGAAAATAGTTTTACATGGAACTATGGTGATTATTCTAAAAATGTAAACAGATCTACTGATACTGATCCGTTGCCTGCGTCATGGAGAGGAATGTATCTAGAATATTTTGGAACAACTTCACCACATACAACTCCATGGGAAATGTTTGGGTTTTCAGTCAAGCCAACATGGTGGGAAAATCAATATGGTCCAGCACCTTACACATCAGGAAATGAAATACTATGGGACCATGTTGCAAGGGGACAAATAGCAAAAGGATCACGAGCAGGAAACTATGCCAAATATGCTCGTCCAGAAGTTTACAAATGTATTCCAGTAAACCAAAACGGTGATTTGATAGATCCAGGTACAGCAAGATTGCTTTCAAATGACACAAATAATTCTTTGAATCTTAAAAGAAATTGGTCATATGGTGATGTAGGGCCAGCAGAGCATTCATGGAGGTTTAGTTCTAGTTGGAGATTTGCAGAACAAATTGCAAAATTTTTAGCATATCCAGTCAAATACGCAGGACTATTTTTTGATGTATCTAGGCAAAAGAAAAATTTTATAGATCAAATTGTTTACGACGAAAAATTTAGAACAACACCAGTAAATTATACGTTACCTGATTCATTAAATCATATTCATACTTCGGGATACGTGAATGTAATTTTAGATTATTTAAAAACACAAGGCCTTAATAAAAATGCATTGTCAGTAAGATTACAGAATCTAAGTGTTCAACTAGTATACAAAATGGCAGGATTTACTAACAGCACTAACTTAGATGTGCAACTTGGCTCATCATCACCACTAAGTTCAAGCACTTCTGTTTTTGCTCCAAAAGAAAATTTTGATCTTATTGTTCATAAGTCAGCACCTAGCACAGTTGCAAATTATTCAGGAGTAATTGTTGAAAAATCAACAAAAGGATACAAAGTAAGTGGTTACTCAAATTTTGATAGGGCATTCACAATTTTAGCGCCTATTGAAAATGGCGACTATGGACAAATAGCAGTTGGGCAGACAACTGAATCATTTACAGAATGGCAAGGCGGTGCATTTTATAATGTTGGCTCCATTGTAAGAAATGGTGGAAAATTTTATAGAGCTACATCAGCAGTCAATTCCACACAAGAGTTTATTGAAGGAAACTGGACTGTAATAGGAGCAAAACTTCCATTAAAAGGCGGAGTCACTGTAAGAAAATTTAAAAGTTATAAAAAAGTTACGTCAACAATTCCGTATGGTACAGAATATAGAACAGAACAAGAAGTAGCAAACTTTGTTTATGGATATGAAAAATATTTAGAATCTATAGGATTTAGTTTTGACGAATTTTCAAAAGATTTAAATCAAACCATGAATTGGGATCTTTCGGTCAAGGAAATATTATTCTGGAGTACACAAAACTGGGCAGTTGGATCTGTGTTGTCGGTGTCTCCAGCTTCTAGTAAACTAGTTCATTCTAAAGAAACTTCGATCGGAGATGATCTAGTACAAGGAGATAAGTTTTATACTGTATTACAACAAGATGGTTTGCCTATACAACCTAAAAATTTAAGAGTTAGACGTACAGACGGACAATTTATTATTGAAACAAATCCTGCAGAAGACGGAATATATAATGCAGATATTAGATCAGTTCAAAAAGAACATCTTTTAGTCATAGATAATTCAACATCATTTAATGATATAATATACAATCGTGTTTTAGGTACAAGACAACAAAGACTTAAATTAGTAGGTTTCAAAACAGCAGACTGGCAGGGAGATTTGTATGCTCCAGGATTTATCATAGACAGAGCTATTATTAATCAATGGGAAGAATATGTTGACTATGCAATAGGTGACGTTGTTTTCTATCAAGGCCAAACATATGTCGCTACTGATAACCATACATCTATAGACAAATTTGACGCATCTAGGTTTAGTGCAAAAGATACACCAGGTCCAGACATACTAAACAACCTTGACAACAAGGCCGAATCGTTTAGAGATTTTTATTCATTAGACACAGAGAACTTTGATGCCGAACAACAACGATATGCTCAACACTTAATTGGATATCAAAAAAGAGATTATCTTGTAAATCTTGGATTTGAAGAACAAACACAATACAAATTGTATCAAGGATTTGTAAAAGACAAAGGCACACGAAATGTTATAGACAGATTCCAGTTGCCAGAGCAATTTGGTCAAGTAAAATCTTTTGAACTGTTTGAAGAATGGTTGTTTAGAATTGGTGAATACGGTGGTCACAGAACATTGTCTCAATATGCATGGCCAGTCAGTGGTGAAGTCCACAAAGAAAAACAGCATGTGTATGAACTTACATCGGAAACAAAAGATGACACAGAAACAGTGATTAATGTTACAGATTTTGAATTGAACAAACGTCCATATAATTTGCCTGCTACAAAATTTGCAACGTACAGTTATGATACAAGCAATTATCCAAGTAACATTTTACGCCTTGGTACTGCAGGTTATCCACAACCTGATCAAGTAGATTTTACAGTATGGTCTACAGATGATTTGTTTGATCTTGATACAGCAAATTTTGAAGAAGGAACACTTATCTGGGTAGCAAACAATGACAAAGGTGACTGGGATGTCTTTAGAGTTAACACACTTACAACTTCTATAATAGATTATAAACAGTTTGATGCTAAAACTCAATTTACAACACGTGAAGAGCATGGATTAGTAAATGGTGATATATTAGTAATAATGGATTTTAGTGGCCAAGCAGAAGGAATGTACAGATTAGAAGAACCATTTGATAGTACAGATACTAATAAAACATTTTCTCTAGAGATAACAGATACTTTAGATAGTGTGTTTACTCAAGGCACTTTAGCAAAACTTCAATCAGTAAGAATAAATGATTTTGATCAACTGTCAAATATAGTGCCACAAAAAGGTTGGCAGACAAATGACTATGTGTTTGTTGACAATAATTATGAAACTAATGGTGGCTCATGGCAGGTATACAAACGTGATTCATTAGGAAACTTTGAACTTGCTGGAGTATCTACACTGCCTATAAATTCTGATCTGTCTGATGCAAAAATTGACAATGAAGAATTTGGAAGTGCTATGTCTTTGTCGAAGGATACTAAATGGATGGCAGTTGGTTCTGCTAACAAAGAAAGAATATTAATTTATCACAGGGCAACATCAATCGATCCAATTATAAACTATTCACAAATAGTGCCTGACATTAAAAATGGCTCAGCCGATGATGAGTTTGGTCAGAGTGTTGCAATATCAAACAATGGAAAAACTATTTTAGTTGGTGCTCCTAAAACAGGAGACATAGTAAGACTTGTTTCTAATCATCCTGATAGCACAAGGACACTTACTCGTGGACAGGATGTAACAGGTTCGGACACAGCGGCGGCTGGAAAAATCCTTAGATATGAAGAAGGTGAATCTCAAGATGTATTGTACATTAAAGTTTCATCAGGCACAAACTTTGCTGATTCGGCATTAGATATATCGGACTCTTCTTCAGTTTCAATCATAGATGGACTTACAGATGGAGATCGAACAGATCAGGGCACGGTGCACATAGTCACAAGGAATACAGATGAGTTATATGCTACAACAGAAAATATTGTTTCACCTGTGTTTGCACAAGGTGAACTATTTGGGCAAAGTGTTGCTATCAGCGGAGACGGAGAATGGGTAGCTGTTGGCGCTCCTGGAGGACCAAATGATTCAACTTTCAGTAACAGAGGTTCCGTATATGTGTACAGAAAAACTGTTGATAGTAGTACAATTAGCACAGCAAGGTATGTATATCAGCAAACTCTAGCTCCTGGCGATAATTCAGAACAAAAAGATGATAGTAGTAATCAAGGAATGCAGTTTGGTGACAATATTGTAATGAGCAATGATGGCAACACTATTGTAGTAGGTGCAAAACTTTATGATGATTCATCTATAACAGATTCTGGTAGAATTTTTGTGTATAGAAAATTAGATGACTTGTTTGTAAAGACAGAAGAGTTTGGGCCAGACATTGCAACAGACGAAACAAGATTTGGTGAAAGTGTAGTGATTAGTGATGATGGTACCGACTTATTAGTAGGCAGTCCGCGTGAAAAGAATACATTGACAGAACAAGGCGTAGTGTATCATTATTTGAACAGCAGTTCAACACACGTGGGCGATGGATCAACATCGGCATTTACTCCAACATTTACAGTAGACAAAAATACTAAACTGTATGTTTCTGTTGATACTACACAATTTAAATTTGACGATTCTTCAACCACAGCAACATATCATATAAATGCATCTACGAACGTAATTACTTTGGCTACTACTCCTGTGTTAGGAGCAAAAATTACAATTCAGCAATACAAAAAACAAGCACGAATATTGTCTAATCCAATTGAGCAAGGAGCAAGATTTGGTGAATCCATGGCATTAGATAATAACCTATTAGCAGTATATTCTGCAAGTGGAATGACAACTAGATCTACATCATTTGATAAGTTTAGACTTGATAGTTCATCAAATGCCGCCAATCAAACTACATTTGACAACAAAGGAACATCATTTTCTACACAAATTCAAGATACAGGAAATGTGCAAATTTTTCAAAAGTATGATGATACATGGATACACAATGAGATATTAAAAAATACAAGTGGGTCTGTGGATGATAGTTTTGGAAAAAGCATTGCAATATCTTCACAAAATGTGTATGTTGCGGCACCTGGAAGAGAAATATCTGTAGGTAGTGATTCAACCAGAGTTGATGCCGGCGAAGTTTATGTGTATGCTAAAACAAGCAATGTGAACTATTGGAATGTTGATGTAACACAACCAGACTTAGTGAATCCATATTTGATTAAAAAAACTTTCTTATACACACAAGGAAATAATAAACTTGTCCTTGATATGCCAAGAATTGATCCAGTGAAAAATTTATTCTTTGCACAGATTGATCAAGATATAAAATACAAAACTTCTTTCGACCCAGCAAACTATGAATCATGGAACGATGAACATGTTGGTGAAATTTGGTTGAATACTACTCAACTTAAATTTTTATGGTATGAGCAAGGTGATGCAAATTACAAACTTCGTAATTGGGGTAAACCGCATCCGTCTGCAGTTGTATCTGTTTTAGAATGGGTAAAAAGCACACTGACACCATCCCAATGGAACGCACAATCTACCACAGTAGATGGATCAAATGAAGGAATCACTGGCACAGCAAATGAAGACTTTAGCACACAAGAAGTCTTTAGTGATATCACTAATAATTTTATAACATTTTATTATTACTGGGTTGAACAACCAACAATTTTGCCTGATGTAGCAACAAGATCAGTGACAGCGGCACAGATTGCAAACGCAATAAAGGATCCAAAAACATTCACAGATAATTTCAGTGCAGTTATTTCGTCTGATTCTTTGCTATTAAGCATACAAGCAAGTATCTTAACAAATAAAAGTTTATCATTTCATATAGAAAATACTAGTGATGAAGATGAATTGCAACCACATGTGGAGTATTTGATGGTAGCAGAAGGTGACGATGACGTAAAAATTAATTCTACACTCGTTACAAAAATGGAAGATTCATTAATAGGAATTGATAGTTACGGTAGAAAAGTGCCTGATTTAACTTTTCCAGATAATATGCGTTATGGATTAGAAAACAGGCCACGACAAACAATTTTCAAAGATAGAGTTGGCGCACTAAAAGAAATTGTAACCTTTATAAACAGTAGATTGACGTTGTCACCGTATGCAACACAGGTTGATCTGACTAAATTTAATGAATCTGATCCGATACCTAATCAAAAACTAGGAGAGTGGAATCAACAGGTAGACACAGAAATTGATCTAGATTATATCAATACAGAAACATTAATATCCGGACATACAGTATTAGTAACTGTAGATTCTCAGGCAGATGGTTGGTCAATATGGACGTATGATGGTAGTAAATTTTCTAGAACTAAATCACAAACCTATGACACAACAAGATACTGGTCATATGTCGATTATTATTCAACAGGTTACTCTTCATCAACAGTTCCTGATATTATTGTTGCAGATGAAAAATCTAAAAAAGAGTTGTCACCAACTGTAGGACAAATTGTTAAGGTTCGTTCAAGTTACAATGGTCAATTTAGAACATATCTAAAAACAGCAACTGGGTACGATGTAATTGCAATTGGACAAGGCACACTAGAATTATCTAATGCTTTGTATGATTATGCGGCAGCTAATAAAGGATTTGGTGGGTATGCATACGATAGTTTAGTGTATGACGAAGAAGCAGTGCAAGAAATAAGAAATATTTTACAAGCAATACAAAACTTTAAT